GCACCAGCCTCTCCGGGCTTACGCATCCTCTCGCCGGAGCCAGCCTTGATGCGCTCCTGCTTCGCTAGGATTGCAGCATACAAACCCGGTTTGCTCACTTGCTAAACAAGCCAACTGCCAGCACGGCAGCGCCTGCACCCGTTGTAACCTTCCACGGGCCGGTAGCCGCGTTGAGGTTAAGTTCGAGGCTATACACACCAACCGGAGTGTTAGCCGGGATGTCGAGAACAGTCGTGCTGCCGTCGATGATGCTGACCGTAGACGATGCGGCAACCGAGACAGTCACCACGATGCGATGCAGGTAGTCGTTTGCTGCGCCGTTGGTGCCAAGCACCTGCGCGGTCTGCGAAACGGCAACCGTCTCGTAGGGGTATTGATACGGAAGATTTACGCCACTCATATTCGCGCCCTCCTTGAGACGCTACGCTCGTGAACCTGCCACATATCGTTTAGCGTGACCTCATTCTGTGGCCCAACAATCAAGGTCTTGCTCTCTAACGGCCTCTGCGCGGACGGTTCAGCCCTCCACGCAACTGCCAACATACGGAAAGCGTCAGCAGGGTGTGATGTCCAATCGTGTCGGGGTGAGACCATGAACGCTCTCGTATCTTCGTTGAACTGGCGCTGATATTGCCTCAAAGCCTCTATTCCGTCACCACATTTTACGGAATTGAACCAAGTTCGGGGCAACATTTGGCGAATTGCCTGAATTCCATCCTGTACGCCGATGTTCGGCACCACGGACAAATGGTTAATACCGAGGTGGTCAGCCAACTGCTCTACGATGCTGCGCCCCGTTTGAAGCGACTTCGCCCGTGCGTCATGCGGCAGGTAATGCTTGCCGTACTGATAACCCTTGTTTACAACCACCTCCGCAATGGCGCGGATGTCTGCACCCGAGACGGCGAAAAAGTCGATGACGCGCACCTCGCCGCCCACGACCTGATACCACCAGATAGCCGTGTCATCGCGGTAGCCCAAGTCCCATGCGGTGTGTACCGGATACCCCTCCGTAAAGACTACACGCTCGTTAATGCGCGGCTCTGCCTGTCGCATCTCTGTGCCGAAGAACGCGCCAAGGATAGCCGCCTCAAAACTGCATTCGTACTCTTGGAGGTATTGGTCTTCCGACAACTGCGCCTTTGCCGCGTTGAGTTCACTCTGCGGCAGCAGGCCGGACTCGCTGGCAGGTAGGCGCAGGACAAACCACTCGTCTGGGATGCGCCGTGCCGTCTCGTAGATGTCCCAGAATTGGTTGCGCCCCTTTGGCGTACCGGCCATGACGCCCCATGCGCCTTTGTCTGACATAGCGGGGCGAATTACGCTTCCAAACACCGAAGGTTTGAAGTCGCCGTATTCATCCATGTAAACACCGTCAAAACCAAGACCGCGCATAGCATCTGCGTTATCCGCGCCAAACAGTCGTATTTTTGCGCCGTTGATTAACTCCAAAACAAGTTCAGACTCGTTAATTTCCCGCGTTACAGGTCGAGCGTAATACTTAAAATAGTCCCACGCTACGGCTTTAGCCTGCGACCTATACGGCGCAATGTACGCATACAAAGGGTTCTGGCTTTTAGAAAAAACGGCAGCACGCACAATGTCATTAACCGCCGCTACTGTTTTGCCAGCGCGACGATGAGCCACAAGGCAAGCCCACCGCTTCGTTCGCTCATGGAACGGCATGAACACCCGACGAGGGGCATACGGAATAGTTACTGCGGAGGCAGCCATGTAATCGTCAGGTCTTTGCCGTCAGCGCCAGTTAACTCGTTTTTATCGCGTTGCCCAAGGTACTGCTTGCCAAGCCATACCAACATCGTGGTGTTGCCCTCTTCTAGCGCACGCCATTGGTGCCGCCGCAGGGACATCTTCCCGTTCTCCACACCGCTTTTATAGATTTCGCAAAACTTCTCATCGCGGAGTAGCGTATCCACGCTGCAACCAAGCCACGCGGCAATCTCGCTCTGGGTGCATTGGATACCCGCCAACTTCTTAACCGCCTCGTAGTCAATCTCAAACCGGGGGCGTCCGCCACCCTCCCCTTGATGCCCTTGCTTTGGCTGGCCCGTGCGCTTGCTAATGGTTTGTTTTTTGCGATGGTTGCTCATGCTGCGGCCTTAAAGGGTTCGCCTGTGGACTCAAGCACGGCCTTTTGGCCGGTAAAGTCCTCCCAGCGTTTAACGATGACGTCCACATACTTGGGGTCTAACTCCATGATGCGGGCTATACGACCGTTTTTTTCGGCTGCAATCAGCGTTGTGCCGCTGCCGCCAAAACAATCTATTACGGCATCGCCAGCCTTGCTGCTGTTTTGCATTGCTTTTTCTATCAATGCTACGGGCTTTTGCGTTGGGTGAACATAACCTGTCGTTTTGTCACGGCTTATTTGCCACACATCGGATTGGCTACGGTCGCCAAACCATGCTCCGCCCTTACTGTAAAAAATAAATTCGTGTTGTGGTCGGTATTCTTGATGCCCCAAACCAACCGATTTTTTATCCCATACGATGCAAGTTGTTATGGGCCAACCAGAATTAATCATCGCTTGTTCAAATTGGGCGTAGGTTCGCCACGGAAAGCATACATATCCTGCTGCACCCGATTTACTGGCTGATTTGCTAGTTGTTAACGCATCGCGCACTAATTGCACCAAGTCCTCGCCTTGCGCGTCATCACCCTTAATCATCCCAAATTGTTTTTTACCGCGACCGCCCTCATACGCCATTCCGTAAGGTGGGTCGGTAAAAACCAAATCCGCTTGTAAGCCGCTCATAAGATGAAAGAACGCCGTTTCGCTCGTGCTATCGCCACACATTACCCGATGCTGACCGCAAACCCATACATCGCCCAAGCGCGTGACAGGCTCTATAGGCGGTTCTGGCGTATCGTCTGGGTCAGTTAGCCCTTTGGTGCCTTCATCGGCTAATAGGGCGTCTATCTCGTCGGTATTGAAGCCGGTTAGGTCAAGGTCAAAGTCCAATGCTTTGAGGTCAGCCAACTCCAGTTTGAGCATTGCCTCATCCCAACCCGCGTTTAACGCAAGTTTATTGTCGGCAATGACATACGCACGCTTTTGAGATTCAGATAGATGCGATAGCCGAATACAGGGGACTTCGGTTAATTTCAGTTTACGAGCAGCCATGACGCGCCCGTGTCCGGCAATGATGCCGTTAACCTCGTCTATGAGGACGGGGTTGGTAAACCCAAACTCGCGGATGCTTGCGGCAATTTGGGCTACTTGAGCATCGTCATGCGTTCGGCTGTTTTTCGCAAACGGGACTAACTCACTTACCGCAATGTTCTCAAGTTCCATTACGACAGTTTACTTCTGTTTACCGTGCCGCATCAACTGGAACTATTGTTAACGGTATTGCTTTGGGTTAACTCGCCGTGCTTCTTGCTCATGTAAGCGTTCAGCGTAGCGTGTGCTTTCTTCCGGTGTTTTGAATTTGCCGAGGTGTTCGCCGGTTCGACGGTAATGCTTGATGGCTTCATCTTCACTTACGATGCGCCCGTTGACGACTGTGGGGATGAGGACTTCTTCGCCGTCAATGTTAACGCCCATGCTGCGTATCGTACTGATACCGCCTTCACCGGGGATTTCGTTCTTTACGCCAAGCCGTTCGTTTAGGTTGATGTTTCCCGGTTCAGTTAGGTCAAACATCGCCATATCTTCTGCGCGGTAATTTCGCAAAGCGTCGGCTATTTTTTTAGGTTTATATGGCATTACCTATGCGCCATTATTCGAGGTTTTCGAGTTTGTACTTAAGGCTCGTCACGCCATTTACAACCGCGTCAAACAGGTTAACAAGGTCGCTGTCCTTCGGGAGTGAGCCTTTGATTTCGTCGAGGAAAGTCAGCAACGACTTCACATACGCCTTCGGGTTGCTGTTCTTGTGGAACTCGACATCGTAGCCCGTGATGATGCCGTAGCGTCCCTGATACGCCTCGGCGTACTTGTCCACAAGGTCGGGGATGGCTTCGTAATACTCCCCCAGCGCCATGTGCTGCGCGAAGGACTTAGTGGCAAGGTGCTGAAGGTGCGTAATGGTCGCGCTGTGGAACATGGTTCCGACAAAAAGCGCAGCGGTTTTTTCGTGAGAAGCCATGACTCTCCCCTATGGTACGATGATGCTAGACCCCTACAGGGAAGGATGCAAGCATGACTACTATCTCCGACGAGTACCGCGCACAGCAGGTCGAACTGCACATGAATCCGGCCTATGGCGTGGCTTCCATCGCCTTTGCGCCCATCGTTGCAAAGTTAATCGTGGATAACGGCATCAAGTCGTTGTCCGACTACGGTGCTGGCAAGAAGAACTTGCAACGCGCCCTTGAGCCTGCGGGTATCTCGATTGATTACCGACCCTATGACCCCGCCTTTCCCGAGTACGGGCCTCCTGTAGAGGCTGATATGGTCTGCTGCATTGATGTGCTGGAACACATTGAACCCGACCGGCTCGACGCGGTGTTGGATGACCTCGCCCGTATCATGCCCCGGTTGGGTTTCTTCAGCGTCCACACCGGGGCGGCGGTCAAGGTGTTAAGCGACGGCAGGAACGCCCATCTTATCCAAGAGCCTGCGCGGTGGTGGCTCCCCCGCCTCTGTGAGCGGTTCCACATCCACCATCTTCAGCACCATCAACTCATGGGTCAAGGCTTCTGGGTCGTCGTCAGCCGCGCCTGAAGCCACGCAACCGTCTCGGTAGGGTCACGGGCTAGGTACCACATCCCCAAAGGCTCAAACGCCATCTGGAAGCGTTCCTGACCCCTTCGCAGTTTGCCGGTTGGAGTCTTGATTTCGAGGAAGGCGGCAAAGCCGGGGGCAATCACCAGTTTGTCCGGCACGCCCTGACCTGCCGTCCCTAAATCGTAAACCGTAAACCCTGCTGCCCGTACTGCGGTCGTTATGTCAGCATCGTTGGCATCACGGCGTGCGGCGTAGCGCATCAGAAAGACCCGTCAGCCCATTCGTACCAGAGTTTGTAGGCGCGTACAAATTCCTCCACGCCTTCCCCAAGCAGCATTGCTTTGCCCTGCGGCGGCACGAAGAAAAACCGCGCTATCCGTAGCCCTTCGTCCGTATCCCCGCGCACCACCCACACTTGGAAGTTTGGCGTGGCAGCGAGTGCCTGCAAGGTGCGGCGCAGCCCTTCGGACATCCCCTCACCCTCGCGCTTCCATTCTAGTACGAGGAACTTTCCTTTGCGTTCGATGATGCCGTCGATATTGCAGGGGCAGGCTTTCGGATTGTTCGGCAGCAGCCCGAGGAACGCGCCGTAATCAATATGCGGCGCATCCCGGTTCCTCATCAGCCGCTCAAACTCCACGGCGTTTGTCGTGCGCTGCGCGTTGTGGTGATACCCATCCTGCGCGGGTCTTAACCCAGCCGCGTGACCGCAGCAGTTCCTCGTTACCGCAAGCACCGCTGCGATGTTGGAGGATAGCCGAAGCGCCGTTAAACTTTTCCCCGCATTGTTTGCAGGTGCGGGTCATCGCGGCACCTCCTGCCGCTCTTTGAGCCGTGAAATGCCACGGGGGCCAAAGAGGCAAAACACCATCGTCTTGAGGTGCGGGTTACCCAATACCTCCCCGGCAGGCGCATCGCGCAGGTGCATCGCAACGACACCGCGAAGCCACTCCATGCGCTCGGCTGTATCTGCGCCTTCCTCGACTGTGTACCTCGCCCAAAGCGCATCGCAGAGTTTCAATCGGTTTATCGGGGTCGGTTCCTGCTTGTCCCAGCCTCTACTGGCACGGTCTTGCGCGGCAATGAACATCGCATCGTCCTGCGCCTTCTGCTCCGGTGACTTTTGGGGGCGGTCGGGCTTCTTCTTGTCCTTGAGTTCGAACAAACCCTGCCATTGATTGCTGATGCTCTGGTTGACCACAGCATCTTGGTCAGCGC